CTATCGAGCGCATGAGCGCAGATGAGGGGCGTTAAGATGTTCAGCGACTTGATCAAGGCGAGACAGCACAAATATATTAAGCGTGTGCCAAAGGCGGGCGGAGGCTACACCTACTTTTACAGAGAGCAACACGGCGGGGGCGTGGCGCTAAAGGAGCACATGAAGGCGGGGGCGGCCTTTAGGCTCACGCACAACGGCCAGGAGGGACATTTTCACATCAAGGCGCTAGACGGTGAGCGCTTGACCGTTGAGCATGACGAGAGCGGCGCCAGCGTGGAGATGACACGCGACGAGCTCGCGGCGCTACTACGCGCCCACCACGCGCCCGCGCTTGAGCGCCAGGTGAAGCAGGCAGAGAAGCAGGCACAGCGCGCGGCGGAGAAGCTAAAAGAGGCTAGGCGCGCGGCGGGGATCGAGGAGGAGCCCGCACCCTCAGCGCCCTCAGCGCCAGCACCCAAGCGCGAGCGCTCGAATAACTTTGAGACGATGCCAGAGAGCGAGGGCGGCGACTACAGCGCAACCGACAAGGCGCTAGGCGCGGGTGCCCGCTCAGCCCTCCGCGCAGACCTCAGCAGAGCGCTAGCGGAGGGTGACACCGCAAAGGCGGCGGCCCTCTATGAGCGCCGTGATCAAGATCAAGTGTTTACAGGTGCGCCGCGCGTGGACACGCTCACGGCGGAGCTCATTAAGGGCTCAAAGGTCGAGCAGGATATAGACGGCTCAAGGCGCCGCACGGCGAGAGGGCGCGCGAGCGATGAGATGAGGGAGGCGCTAGAGCAGGCGTTAGCGGGGGGGCGGCTACGCGAGACTATCACCGCCAACGGCGCAACCGTTTACACGCCAGGCCCCGCAGCGGCACGGCGGGCAGATCAAACAGCCTGGAGCCTCACGCTATTAGGCGGACAATATGAGTTTATTTTTGACGACTACGCGCAGACCAACACGGGCGAGCAACCAACGCCGACCTATGAGGACATTGACAAAAGCGAGGAGCGCGAGCCCGCACGCAAAGACGCGGCGAAGGTTAACGCTCTACTAGAGCAGTTGAGCGAGCTAGTTAAGGGCAATCCCGCCCTAGCCCTAGACCCCCGCGTGATCGCGCTCTTAGGCTCACAGACAGAGCCAAAGCGCGAGGGGCGAGAGATGGATATTATTTTACCGGGGCTACCAGGTAAGAGCGAGCGACAGCGCGCGCGCTATGTGCTCATCGAGGCGGGCGACGCGATACCCTCACACGACCCGCTCAGCTTTTCACCGCGCCAGGACTACCCCGAAGGGATACAGGAGCGCGCATATCATCAAGAGCGCGGCGAACAGCTCAAGGTTTTGAGGAATGTGAGCGGCTTTAACCCAGACTTTATGATCAACACCAACCCCGACGCGACCAACGGCGCACCCATCATCACCCCCGAGGGTGTAGTTTTAGGTGGGAATAGCCGCACTATGACACTACAGCTAGTCTACGCTAACCGCCCCGACCACGCGCAGGCCTACAAGGACAAGCTACGCGAGGAGGCGGCCGCTTTTGGCTTTAGCCCCGCCGATGTGGACGCCCTTAAAGCGCCAATGTTAGTGCGCGTGTATGACCCCCCCGCCGATGACACCCGCACGCTAGCCCAGATAGTGCGCGCGGCGAACGCTACCAAGATGCAAGGCATGGAGGGGCGCATAAAGGGGCGCGCGCTTGCCTCACAGCTCAGCCAAGAGACGCTTAGAACCCTTAAAGCGACCCTTGCGCGCGTGCCGCCGGACTACTCAATAAACCGCTTTTTAACCAAGCCCAGCAACGCGCTAACGGACTTTTTAACGGCGCTGAGGCGCGATAAGATCATCACCGATCAGAACGCCGTTGAGTATATCCGCGAGGACGGCACGCTAAACGGCAACGGGCGAGAGCTCATCATGCAAACGCTCATCGGCTATATCCTCCGTGACGAGGCGCTACTAGCGAGCCTCGATTTTAGCACCTATGAGAACCTCACCGTAGCCGTAGGTAAGCTAGCCGCGCAGGGGCTCAGCGACCAAACGCGCAAGAGCCTAGCCGACGCTATCGCCGTTTATAACTACGCGCTCACTAAGGATATTATCAAAGCGCGGCAGAGCCCCGAAAAGCGCGACGCGAACATTAGAGAGATGCTATTCGGTCAAAGCACCTTTGACTTTGGCGAGCAACGCGGCGAGAGCCTCGCGGCGGCGCGTGATATTAGAAGCATGATCAACCGCGTGAGCGCCGACCCCTTAGCTAACAGCTTCTTAAAGCTATTTGTGCTCAACCCCACGCCCACCGCGCTAGAGGACTCTATAGACGAGTTTATCACGATGACGGAAACCCCCGAAATGGAGGACTTTTTCGCGGCGCCCCCGCTCGACTACCAAGAGGCGGCGGACAAGCTAGGCGCTCAGCTTGGAGAAAAGCACAACCTACCCGCCAACGCGCGCGGGGCCTACCGCTCAGTAGATTATGAGGGCTAAACCGTGCCATACCCCAACGAACACGCCGCGCGCCAGGCAGACCCCGCAGGCTATAAGCGCTTTAGGCGAGGCGAGATCGCGCCAGGTATCAGCGCCATTTACGGTATCACCGCCGACGGACGCGCAGAGATACAGGCGCTAAGGGCCGACCGCACCCGCTACACCGTCGAGCAGTTTAGAGCATGGCTTACTAAAACAGGCTTTAAGCACACGGCGATTGAACCCGCCACAGGCGACGCGCTCGCTAAGGCTGTATTGAGGGTGTTTAGAAAATGAGGCTAGTAGAGGCTGAGCTGAGGGCGCGTGAGCTCATACAGGCGCGATATGAGGGGCTCATAGTGGAGCTCTTAGGGCCTCGCGCTAGCGGGCTCACAGATGAGCGGATCGCGGAGCTCATCGAGCAGGGACACCTAGACCCCGCCGCTATTTACAACGCAGACGGCCGCCGGCGCGCAGACCAGCCCCTAGACCCTATCCTATTTATAAGGCTCGCGGGCGCCCCCTACTTTAACGCGAGCGAGGCAGAGCGGGCTAAGATGCGCTACGCCACGCTTAGAGAATGGGTGGACAGGCTAAGCCCCTCGATCAGCGCGCGCGAGGAGGCTACAGCGCCCCGCATAGACGCCACCGCGCCGCTATTCAAAGTAGAGCGCCCCGTACCGCCTAACCCCGGCCCTCTACCGCCGCCCCAGGCTATCCCCAAGTGGATTAGCCAGAGCGAGCGCGCAGGACTACTAGAGGCGTATCGCAACGCAGGCGGCTATATACGCGGGCTCGGGGTGGACTTTGCCGATGAGATTAGCGCGCGCTTTTATGAGCGATGGAACGGCCCACAGCTACTAGACACACCCGACCCCGCCAAGCGCGCGGCGGCGCTTGAGGTGATCCGCGCGGAGGTGGGCGCCGCTGTATTGACACACGACACCGCCGCAGATGTGGCGGGGCGCATACGCCAACGCACGGGTGATCTAGCGCGCGATTTTCAGCGCATCGCAGAGACTGAGCTACAGGCGGCGCACAATGAGGGCCAGCTTTACCACGCGCTCTACACGGGCGGCGAGGGCGCCAAGATCGCACGCATACCAGAGACAGGCGCTTGCAAGACTTGCCGGGCGCTATTTCTCAACCCCGACCAAACCCCGCGCCTATTCACCCCCGGCGAGCTCATATCAAACGGCGTAAATGTGGGGAGGCGCCGCGCAGACTACCGCGCGACGGTTTACCCGCCTCACCCCCGCTGTAGGTGTGATACAATCACCGTAAGACCAGGTCAGACCGTGACGCGCGACGGGCGCATAATCGCCGACAAGGAGGCGCCGTGAAGTTAACAGGCTCGATTGACATTTTTAAGAGCGACGCCGCGCCCGATGAGGAGCGCCCGACCGCTTTGATTAGGGGCGTGATCTCTACAGAGAGCGTGGACTTACAGGGCGAGACAATCGCGCAGAACGGCCTAGATTTTAGCTATTTCCTCCGCAAGGGCTGGCTTAACCTCGACCACAAGCCCGGCGTTGAGAATGTGCTAGGCTACCCGCTCAGCGTCGAGACGCGCGGGCGCGAGACGCACCTAGAGGGCGTGCTACTCCTCGACCGCCCAAAGGCTAAAGAGGTCTATGACACCGCGCGCAGCTTGCAGAAGGCCGGCGGAGGGCGGCGCTTAGGCTTTAGCATTGAGGGGCAGGTGATCGAGCGCGACCCTAAGAACCCTAAGCGCATACTCAAGGCGCGCGTGCTTAACTGCGCTATCACACACAACCCGATCAACGCAGACACCACACTAGAGCTACTCAAGAGCCTCATAGGCTACCAAACGCCAAGCGCCCCCGCTAACGGCGAGAGCCTCAGCGCCCTAGTGCCACAACAGCTAAACCCGCAAATAGCCAACGCGGCGGGGCCCTCTCAAAAAAATAATGATTTTTACGATAGCCTTTTAGCTGATACAATAAGGACGCTTTACGCCAACTACCCCGCCGCCCCCCTCGCCGAGATCACAAAGGCGGCTCAACAGATGATGGAGGCTAGGCGACTATGCGCCGAGACGATCTAATCGAGATGATGAAGGCGGCGGGCGTGGCCCCCGCTGAGGCAGAGGCCCGCGCCGACGCCACCCTAGCGGACAACCGCGCCGCCGACACGCTCAACAAGAGCCTAGAGGCCCTCGCCGATGTGGCCAACGCGCAGGCGCAGGCAGAGGCCGCCCAGGCTGAGCGCTTGCGGAAGGCCGTTGAGAGCGCAGAGCTCAGCCTAGCCGAGAGCCTCGCCCCCGCGCTCGACGCCATGTTGACCGAGCAGCGCGCACAGAACGCCGCGCTTGCTAAGGGCCTCGCCGGCGCCCTGGAGCTCATTAAGGGCCTCAAGGCAGACCTCAAGAGCCTCCGCGACGCCCGCCCCGCACAGCTCGCCCCTATCGCTAAGAGCGTGGACTTTATCCCCGCCCCCGGCGAGGTGAAGGGCGCCGCCGTTGACGCGCGCGATGAGCTCATTAAGGCTCTCGCCACCGCTACCACCACCGACGCTAACCGCGCCGCTCAGCTCATGCACGCCGCCGCCCTTTTGGAGAGCGGCGCCGACCCCCTCGACATCA